CAGGGTTTTGGGGTGCTGAAACATTTGAAATTGACGATGTGAACACTGTGATTGAGATCCTTAACAAACAAAGCCGAGCCAAATAATGGCTTACACGGCGCGCATCGAGGTGCATGGCATCAAAGAAGCATTGGCTGAGCTGAACAGCTTTGATCCGAAATACCGTAGGCAAGTAACAAAAGACATTGTTACAGCTGGGCAAAAAATTATTGTTAGCGCTCGAGACATGATTAAAAACTTTGATAACAGCGAAGGCAACGGCGCGCCGCTTTCAGGCATGTATAAATCAAAGCTGGTAAAAGGGCGTGATGTGTATTGGGATAACAACACAGTGCGCGCAGGTTTCAAAGTAAAAGTGGGTGCAGCTGCACAACGGCAAAGGCTTGTTACTTTCAAAGATAAATTTGATCCGGAAACAAACCCGCGTGAAAGCCACAATGTTTTATTTAAGGCAAAACCGTATCAATTGATGGTGATCCAACAAAAGGATGCTGCCGGCGCTATTTATGATCATGCCGGTAGGCGGACCAAAGGCATATTTGTAACAAATCTAAATGCCGAAGTTGGTTTAGAGCCACGCGCAATTGATCCAGCTGTGGACATGCACAAAGAAACAGTTGAGCGAGAAGTTTTGGCAATAGTAGAAAAAGTCATGGAAAAGCTGAACAGAAATTTGCAGGTGCGGCATGGCAATTAACATCCCGATAATCTCGAGCCTTGATAGCAAAGGATTTGAAAAGGCAGCGCTCGAGTTTAAGAGCCTTGAAACAAACAGCCAAAAAGCTGGGTTTGTTATGGAAAAGGCTTTTTTGCCGGCTGTGGCTGCGCTCGCTGGTCTTGCTGCGGCAGCTGCGTTTTCTGTTAAAGCTGCAATTGAGGATGAAGCTGCACAAGCTCAGCTTGCTAAAACTTTGCAAAATGTTGTGGGTGCAACCAATGAACAGATTGCTGCGGTTGAAGCAAGTGTGGCGGCGATGCAAATGGCTACAGGTGTTTCGGACAGTGAGCTTCGCCCGGCTTTTGCTTCGCTTACTCGGGGCACTAAAGATTTGCAGGAAGCAAACAAAGCGCTTGCTTTGGCGATGGATATCAGCGCGGCAACCGGACAAGATTTACAAAGTGTCAGCGATGCGTTAGCGCTTGCCTATGGGGGTAACACTAAGGCGCTTGCCAAACTCAGCCCCGAGTTAAAGGTTGCAATTAAAGAGGGCGCAACCCTTGATCAAGTCATGGGCACACTTACAAAAACTTTTGGTGGTTCAGCTGCGGTTGCAGCTGGCACAGCTGAAGGGCAATTTAGGCGGATGAGCGTGGCGCTCGATGAAGCCAAAGAAAGCATAGGCAAAGCATTATTGCCAGCAATTGAAGCGGTGTTGCCGTTGCTTGTAACTTTTGGCAATTGGGCAGCCGAACACACAGGCATTATTACGGCGCTCGGCGTAGCAATTGCTGCGGTTGCATCAGCCATTGTTGCTTACAAAACTGCACAAGTGCTTGCCAACGCGGTAACAGTTGTGGCAACAGCTCTCAATTTTGCTAATGCTGCTTCGCTTGCTGCGGTTGCTACAGCTGGCACAGCGGGTGTTGCTGCGGCAACAATCGCAGCCGGTCTAGTTGCGGTTGGTGGCGCGCTACTGATATTTAAAAACCAAAACAAGGCTGCAACCACAGCTACCACAGGGCTGGGCACAGCGGCGAAAAGCACAGCTCAAGACATGGGCAGGCTTGGCTTTACGCTCGATTACATACGCGGCACAAAGATTGCTGAATACATGGCAGAAACTGAAAAAGAAACAAAAAAGGTTGCTAGCGGTGCGGGAAGCGCAGCCGATAAAGCTAAAGAGCTTGCAGAGAAAACAACGGAAGCCGCTAAAGCATTGCGCGAATATATGGGCGCGGCACTCGATGACGCGAAAAGCAAACTGGACAAAGCACAAAGCGCCTTTGATAGTTTTAGCGGATCAGTTGCACAAGTCATCACAGATGCACTCAATTTTGGCAAAGCATTTGAGGAAGGCGGCGAGGATGCCGGCACAACATTTTTTAGTGCGCTACAAAAACAAGCTGACAAAACAAAAGAGTTTGGTGATCTTGTTGAGCAACTGCTTGCAGCGGGATTATCTCAGGATGCGTTGCAGCAAGTTATTGATGCCGGCATTGATAGCGGCTCGGCTATCGCTAAAGAATTGCTTGCATCGTCTGAAAATGTTTTGCGGGCAAATACCCTTGTCGAGCAAACACAAGCCATTGCCGAGCGCATAGGTGAGCTATCAGCGCAAAAATTTTATGGCGCGGGCGTATCAAATGCCAAAGCATATTTGCGTGGTGTCGAGGAAGCGTTAGCCGCAGCGGAAAGCCGGCTATCTCGCAAAGGCATCAATTTTGCGGATGTTAAAGGCATCAGCACAAGCTTCACAGAGGCGATTAGCGCACCAACCGTTTCGCCGGTATTGATGCCGAACATTGATGAGCTGAATGCTCGGCGTGGTGGCGGTGCGGTAACTATCAATGTGAACAGCCAGCTGGCAACAAAATCGGAAGTGGGGCAAGCTGTAACGGATGCTTTGCGGGCATATAACCGCACAGCTGGACCGGCACAGTTTGAAATCGCATAATGGCAGGCGTTGCAGTAGTTGGCTCAGGTAACTATGAGCTATTTATTGACACAGGGTTTTTGCAAGATGCGTTTACGCTAGATGATGCAACCGAAGGCGTTTTAGATAACACAACCTATGTTCTCGATGGCACAACAAACTTTGCTGGGGTGCTTGACGGTTGCACAAATGTTTCAGTAAGGCGCGGCAGACAAGATCAAGGTGATCAATTTTCGCCCGGCACAATGAGCTTCCAAATGCTGGACACATCCGGCATTTTCAATCCGTTCGATCAGGACAGCCCATATTGGGATGAAACAACACAGCAACCCGGTCTTGCCCCATTACGCCGCGTTAAACTGCAACGCTACGATGCAACCAACACAGCCCAAGACATTTTCAACGGCTACATAATCAACTACAACTACAATTTCGCGTTGGGCGGTTTGGACACAGTAACGGTTTTTTGCGCTGATCAATTTTATTTGTTGGCGCAAACCGTCATGGATGAATTCAATGTTAGCGAGGAATTATCTAGCACCCGGCTTGAAGCTGTGCTTGATCTGCCCGAAGTAGCGTTTCCGGTAGCGCAACGCGATATTGAAACCGGCACAGTTACGCTTGGCGGCAGCTCGCCTTTTACAGTCCCGCAAGGCACAAATGTTTCACAATACTGCTCAGAAATAAACCAAGCCGAGCAAGGCAGATTGTTCATGACGCGCTCAGGCGTTTTGCGTTTCGAGCCAAGAATAGGCAACACGCTCAGCGGATCAGTTGCAGATTTTCACGATGACGGCACACAAATCAAATTCAATGGCGTGGGCATAAGTTTCGAAGCGGATCAAGTTGTGAACAGGGCAACGGTAACAATTGCCGGCAGTAACAACCCACAAACCGCAGATGATGCGGCAAGCCAAGCAACCTATTTTGTGCAAGCGGTAAACATCAGCGAAAGCCTTTTGCATAACAATGCGGCAGCGCTCGAGCTTGCAGAATATCTTTTAGTGCCCGAGCCTGAGCCGCGTTACACAAGCGTTGAAACCCAATTTAATATGCTCACATCAGCGCAAAAAGATGCGCTGGCAGCCATCGAAATCGGCAACACAATCACTATTGAAAAAACTATTGGCAACACCCAGCTTGCTCAAGAGCTTGCCATTGAAGGCATTGAGCATTATTTGAGCTTTGATGCCGGGCACAGCATCACGCTATTTACAAGCCCCACCACAGTGGTTTATGAGCTCATTTTGGATGACGCTATTTACGGCATCATTGATGCGCTTAATGTTTTAGGATAATGTAAAGGACACTTATGGCAATTCAAGATTTCACAGCCGGACAAGTTTTAACAGCCGCACAAATGGACAGTTTGCAGGCTAATGATTACAACTGGACAGTTTCAACTAAGACCGCTAGTTATGTTTTGGTTGCAGCCGATAAAGGCACTCGAGTTGTGATGAACGCGGCAGGCGCAACAACGATCACGGTTAACACAAGTTTGTTTAATGCGGGCGACACTTTGTTTATTCAAAACATTAATGCGGGTACTTGTACGATTACGGCAGGCACGGCGACAGTTAATAGTGCTAGCAGTTTGGCTTTGTCGCAATGGCAGGGTGGCGTTTTGTATTTTACAAGTGCCAGCACAGCAATTTTTTTTTTAGCGGGTAGTGTCGCAAATGTTTCCGTTGATTACCTTGTAGTCGGCGGCGGTGGCGGTGGCGGACATAAAACAAACATTGACGGCGGCGGCAACGGCGGCGGCGGTGCCGGTGGTCTAATTACAGGCACAGCAATTACCGTGCCTAAAGGTGTTTCATTGACTGTTACGGTTGGCGCAAAAGGTAATGGTGCAACGACCGGCGGTGCAGATGGTGGACAGGGTAGCGACAGTTTGTTTTATATTGCTACCGCTTATGGTGGCGGTGGCGGCGCGTCAGTTACATCAGGTAATGCCGGTGGTGGTGGTAGTGGTGGTGGCGGTAGCGGCAACACTACAACAACATATTTTAGTGGTAATGGCATTATTGGGCAAGGTAAAGATGGCGGCAATGGTGTCGGTAACGCTGGTGGTGGTGGTGGTGGCAATAACGCGGCTGGCGCGGCTGGCGCAGCAAATGTTGGTGGTGCTGGCGGTAACGGCACAGCGTCGAGCATTAGCGGTTCGTCGGTAACTTATGCGGCTGGTGGTGGTGGCGGCGCATACACAGGCGGAAGTGGTGGTGCTGGTGGTTCATCGGGTGTTGGCGGCGCTGGTGGTGGCGTAAACGCGGCAGGCAGTAACGCTACGGCTAGCCGTGGGTCTGGTGGTGGTGGCGCTGGTGGTGGCGGTATTTCTGGCGCAACATACAATGGCGGCAACGGTTCAGACGGCATAGTAATTATTCGAACAGCCGACACAGTAGCAACAGCAACCACAACAGGTTCACCAACTGTCACAACCGCAGGCGGTTACAAAGTTTATTCATTTGCCGCTTCGGGCACGATTACATTTTAACTATGGCATATTACGCACATTTAATTGACGACACAGTACAGCAAGTTATTGTTGTATCGGACACAATCGAAGATGGCGCTGCATGGTGTACCGAAACATTTGGCGGCGAGTGGGTGCAAACATTCGATGACGGCACAACAAAATTTGCTGCCATAGGCGACACATACGATTATGCAACACAAACATTTATTTCGCCGCCACAACCTGAACCGATTGAACCTGACAAAAACGAGCCGTAATGCAATGCGATACAGGCTATTCGCGCTAATACTTATGCTCACCGCTTGCGAAACTACACGCAACAACACACTCACAGTCAAATCACGGGTTAAAAACATGACGCTAGATAACTGCAATGTGCCTGATCGATGTGGCATGACACCATGAGCCGATACAGATACACAGCGACTGAGTTGCATG